TACCTGATACATATGCTGATGGCTGTTCTTATAGTTAAACATTATCTTAATAACATAATATTTATTATTTTTATAAAGAATAATATCAAATTTATCTTTGATTTTAACCTTTGGGGTAACTGGCATTATGCAGTCTTCGTTTATTGCTATTGGTATATATGTTTCATCTGAAAAGTTTTCGTAAAAAGATAGCAAAGCAGAAGCTGCCTTAGTTGTAAGGCTAGCACTATTTCCATATGCACTCTCATGCTGTTCTGTCATAATGTCATATGAAGAAACATTATCAGAAAACCAAAGCTTCTCCCACCTATTTAAAAGCGATGCGTAAGAAGGCGTATAGCCACCTTGTTTTTTGTAAAAAAAGTAATATATTATTTCCTTTAAAGTATTTTCGAACCTAAGAGATAGTAGATCTCTACCACCTATTGACTCTGGCATTTTTTGATTATACCTATACTCGTATAGCAGTGAGCATGTTTGAAAATCTTTTAAAGATTCTGGTGTAATTAATTTCATTAGTTAAAATCTCCATTGTTTAATAAATCATCTAAAATCGATGAAGCGTCATAAGACCCAGATGTAACTATTTCGTACTCTTCGTAAGACTTTCTAGAATCTACATATCTAACTAGTGGTGGCTCATAAGAAAATGTTGAGCCTGTAATTCTATTCTTAGGTATCTGTAGTTGCATTACGTTTTCATCTTCTGAATCATCACCGCTAACTAGTTTCTTTTCGGTGATAAATATAGTTACTGCACACTTCTGCTGAATGGCTAAAGATCCACCAGTGTCTGACTGCATAACTATTTCTCTTTTTTCTTTCATTCTATTTGAATTTTCTTGTGCTGTAATTATCAACACGCAATTCATATCTCTAGCTATTTTCTCAAGGCGAACCATCATCTCTTCAAATTCTCCCCATCTAGCTTTACCTTTAGATCTGGTAAACATTGACTGGATAGTGTCGATAACTATAACGTCTGGAAGATGCTCGCCCTGGACCAATATATCTCTTAACCAACTTTCTAGATCTTCAAAGTATGGAGTATCTGGATCATGCTTAACCATCAAGCGATCACCCCATTTCTCCAAACGATCAGTAAACATTTTTATGTACTTATTTTTTTCTTCTTCATCCCACTTATCTAATTCTGAATAGATATTTTTTCCAGTTATCTGGGTCATTAAAATTCTTTCCCAGTGAGTTCTGGCTTCTTCAAAGTTAATATACAAAGCTTTATAACCACAATCTAACCAATTGTTTACCAAGCATTTTGCAAAGGTGCTCTTACCCTTGCCTGAAGCAGCGATGATTGCATGAACGGCGCCCTTAAAGAAGCCTCCATCATTGGTGTACCCCATTGCTCTATTTAAAGATTTAAATTGGGTTGGCAAAAAGTCCGGAGTGTCTAATAGAGAGTCTATTTTGTCTATTATTTGGCTTGCTGTGACTACGCCATCTAATGGATCGTAGTTTATTTTGTTTTCCAAATCAGTTATCTGAGAAGCTATCTCATTCATTCTTGCTAAGTCTTCATCAGACTTGAGCCCCTTTTGGCTTAGTATAATCTCTAATTCTTTTAGATAATTCTTTTGCTTAATCTTGTTATCTTTATGCTTTAAAACTTGAACAACAGCTTCTGGACTAGCTAGTTGCATATCAGAGAGAACACCCATAAGAGCATTCACTCCCTCATCTCCGTTCAGGGCATCAAATACATGACTCTCTAATTGTATCCAGTTTTTAAATACTATCGGATCAACTATATCTAAATCTGTACTAGATACATAGGACAAAAGAGCGTTATAAAATTCATGAACACCATGTTGGTTATCGTTAATGCCAACAATCTGTGGATCTAGATTATCTTTAAAATAAGATATAGCTCCCTTTTCCCTGAAAGAAAGAGCAAATACCTGATATTCAATTGGGTGGGTTACAGGAGAAGATTCAGCGTCACTCATGATTATCTCTTCTCTTTTTCATTTTTTTGTACGTCTCTTTCTTTCTTTCGTTGTACTGCTTTTTTCTATCCTGATAGAATTTATTTTGAGTAATGCTTTTTTTATTTGACTTTGCTTTTTCTGGAACGTGCGGACTTACTCTTATTGCTTGCAATAGTCTATCATAAACAGCCTGCTCACTCAGTTCATCATTATACCTAAATACAACTAATGTTATTCCTTCTTGTTTGCAAAGTTCTAATTTTCTTTCGTCTCTTTTTTGAGCCTGAATAAAATCATACTTTGATTCAAAAAATCTTTCAGTATAATAGAAATGTTGTCTTCCATGAAACTCTGCACCTATTCTATACTCCTGACAATAAACGTCTATTTTTAGACGCTCACCTACATGGTATTCGTTTGTAATTTTTTGTCCAGGAAATAACTTCTGCATTACTTGAGTAAGCGCGGCTTGGCCTCTTGATGTTTTTTTCTTTTGTTCTTTAACCCAAGAGAGACCAAGCGAATTGATCTTTTTGTTTAATTGGACAAATGAATAACCAAGTTCTCTAGCTATAGCTGATATGGTTAGATCTGAGTCAAATAAAAGATCTATTAAAAATAGATCGTCTTCCTTGTCTTCAGTCTGTCTTTTCATTTTGGGTGGTCCTATTGCTAAATCTTGCTCGAGCAAAACTGATTACCTTCCCAAAATCTATTATAGAAAAATCTAATTCATTCCATATCTTATTTGCCAAAGCTGCAGAAAGCAGTGGGCAGTCTAAAATAACTGTATCCACTTTACCCTTATAGGCAGAGAGAGATTCAATTATAGAATCCAACTTATCATAATAATCATTATATGGAACATAAATTGTGTCAACTGGAGAACCCAAAACTCTTGTAATAACTTTTCTATCATGGAAAGTAACCACTACATATGGAGTATTTCTTATGTAGAAATCAACAAAAGAAGTAAAAGCTACTTCATTATTATTAAAATAATTTTCAAGAGTTGTTGAATTATAATAAACTTGATTAGAATCTACTTTTGAATAATCTAATTCATTTTCTGAATCATTAGAGTTCACAAAAGCTAAAGGGATTCCTTTCATAAAATTCTTATCATTAATGCTAAATGACTTAGTTATTGAATCGCTAAACTCTTTAGAATTTTTCTTTATATCTGAATTACCCATAGCGATAAGGGCAGATCTAGGAAAATTCACATAAGCAAAACGTTCTCTTGAAAGCATCTTGAGTGTTAGTGACTGAATTGTTTGTGCGTGTGTTGCAATTCTAATATCTTTTTTCATTTTTATTCCTATCTTAGAAAATTTCCCCAGTCAATTAAAACTGGGTTTGGGTCTATTATTGAATTAATGTGATTTAAAGCGTGGAATTCTCCACCATCTAAAGTTGAATACCTCTGGTGCTTTGAGATCTTATCTTCATCTCTGACATAGCCAAGATGTTTCATAACTAATCCTGAATCAATCCAGAAATTTCTTTGCCTAATCCAATCAACTACATAAGTTGGCTCTGAACCACATGCTAGTTTTCTATTGGCAAAGCCGCCATTTTCTTTAAATCTAAATATTCTACTACTATTATTTGGAACCCATAGCTTATCTGTGCGCCACTGAGTCTCATTCCACATGTGATAAAAACGAACATTAACAACATCGTATGGTGATTTTGAAAGCACCTGTGAAATATCAATATTGTCTATATCGTCTTTATTATAAAGCATTTCGTCACAGTCGATTGCAATAATCCAATCACCTAACTTAGCGTGTTGAGCCATGTTAGACCAGGCAAATGCCCTTAGTTGCCCCTCATGCTTTGTGAACAATTGCTCTGGAGTTGAATAAACATGACAATATTTTTCTGCTATTTTAGCAGTGTTGTCTGTGGAACAATCATCTGTAAAGATGATACCATCTACTTGCTGAGAAAGTCTTTCTAAGACTTCTTCTAGAAATCTTCCTTCTTCATTTCTGCCCACCATTTGAGCGTATATCATATACTTTCCTTAAAGGTTATTTGGAGTGACGCCAGTTTAATGGCGCCACTCCACAATTAATAGGATAATTAGATCTCTAACATTTCTCGGACTTCTACAGCCGAGATTCGATCTACGTTAGTCTTACTGGTAATAACTTCACCCTTAACACCACGACGTCCAAGGACAACCTTTTCAGCCTCTGACTTATTCTTGGCCTTAACAACATAAGAAGTTGTTACCTCGAAATAGTTGAACTTATTATCTGCCATATTATTTCCTTTATTTTGTTGATGGATATGTATGAGATATATATTCTACAGCTTCTTCTAGTGTATCTGCAAGTTTTGTAGCAAGAAACTTTAGATAAACACGGTGTTGCAGTTCTTGGTGCGCCCAAACGATAATTGGCTGATCATTTAAATGCGCCCAAGTCATTTCAAAATCGGTTCCAACATACGCTCTATACAAAAGTCTATATTCGACAAGCAATATGTCACAGCTCTTTTGCAGGAAGAGATTTTTGTCTACAATCTCTTTAGGC